AGAAAGCGGCTTAGATGAGGTTATAGCGGATTTAAACAAACCTAAAGAAAAAAGCACACTTGCTAAAATATGGGAGTTTGTAAGTACTGGAAGCGCTAAACCTTATAAGGAAAGCGAACAAGATGGTACTAGTAAACAAACGGATGAAAAAGGAAATGAATTTTTAGTACGTTATAAGTACAGCCCAGAAAGATACAGCGCAAACTCCAGACTGTTTTGTAAAAAAATGGTAGATGCTAAAAAGGTTTACAGAAAAGAAGATATTATAGCAATGGATAAAAAGGTTGTAAACGCTGGCTTTGGTAAAGGTGGGTCTGATACTTACTCAATATGGCTTTATAAAGGCGGTGCAAGATGTCAACATAAATGGCTGCGTAAAACTTTTGTCCGTAAAGAAGGAGGCAAAGGTTTAGGGGATGCAATAACAACAACAACAGCAAGGTCAAGAGGTTTTAAGCCAGAGGCAAACGCACAGAAAGTACCAGTAGCACCTAAAGATATGAAGTATAAAGGTTATACCGCTGAATATTGGAATAAAATAGGATTTAAGAATTAATATGGCAACAGCATTATTTATAAACAGAACAGACTTAGTTAAAAATTCTATTATTGATGGGAATGTAGATACAGATAAGTTTATACAATTTATTAAGGTAGCCCAGCAAATAGATATTCAAAACCTTTTAGGTACAGATTTATATAACAAGATAGGTTCTGATATTGCCTCGGGTGCTGCTGGCGGTGCTGGTTTGAGTGGTAATTACTTAACACTTGTTAACACATACGTTCAACCTACTTTAATATGGTTTGCACAAATGAACTATATTCCGTTTGCAGCTTATCAAATTAAAAACGGTGGTGTATTTAAACACAGCAGTGAAACAGCACAAAACGTAGATAAAAACGAAGTGGATTATTTAGTAGGTAAGGCGAGAGAGTATGCAAATTACTATTCGACTAGGTTAGTAGATTATTTAATATTTAACGATAATTTATTTCCAGAGTATAACTCAAATAGTGATGAGGATATTAGTCCAGATACAGATACAACTTTTAAAGGCTGGGTCTTATGAAGTATAAAGTAAAAAAAACTAATCTCATTAAACTTAAGAAATATATAGAAAGTAAAAGCGAAAAAGAAGCTAAATGGTTTTATGATAATATTATAAAAAACAAAAATAAATGAGTTACGGGAGTATATACGAAAGTACGTGGTGGGGTAATCCGCAAGAAGATGGCTGGGGTGGAATTTATTATAATTTAGCATCAAGCGGCTTAGTTGGTTTTGTTTTTGATGTTGACACAACACAAGCTGGAGTTTCTACTTCAACGCAATTTAAACTTCCTTTGTCATCACGCGCAAGTTTAAGCACAGACGCAGTAGTCGATTGGGGTGACGGTAGCACAGACACTATAACAAGCTATAATCAAGCCGAAACAACACACACTTATTCTACAAGTGGCACATATACTATAACTATAACTGGGACTTTAGAAAGTTGGTATGTAGGAAACGGCGGAGATAAGCTAAAAATAAAAGAAGTTAAAAACTGGGGTAATGGGGATGGATTAACCTTAAAAGATATTAATGGCAGCTACTTTTATGGAGCAAGCAATATGACTTGTATAGCTACTGATAAGCCTTCTGTGTCTTCTTCTAATTTTCAACAGATTTTTAGGAGTTGTCGAAGTATTGTTAGTGGCGTTAAAAATTGGGATGTAACAAGCCTTACAAGTCTTGTAAGAGCATTTGAACAAGCTAATGATTTTAATGAAGATTTAAGTAATTGGGATGTAAGCGGGGTTAGTTTTTTTGGAAGTTGTTTTAGAAGTTGTTTAGATTTAGACCAAAGTTTTGCTACTTGGGATATGACAAGCGCAGTAAATGTAATTAATATGTTTACGTCTTGTACGCTATCAACTGCTAATTACGATGCTACACTCATAGGCTGGGCAGCACAAAGCTTAAATAGTGGATTATCTATAAACTTTGGTTTTAGTAAATACACTGCTGGTGGTGCTGCTGAAGCAGCGAGAAACACTTTAATAAACACTTATGGCTGGACTATTGTTGATGGTGGAGCTGCTTAAAATATAATTATGGAAAAAAGAATTGATTTATGCTACCCAGAACAAGAAACGTATTTTATAGGTTGGGATAACCAAAGAGAAAATATAGTGGCTTATGATAGTGTTACGCCTATTCAATGTTTAGGTACTAATTGGGAAGATATTGATTATTATATAGTAAAAGATTTGTGGCTAGAAGTATTAAATAATAATGGTATTGATACTGAATATTTATAATTATGAGTAATCCAAAACTAGCATTAATACCAAGTGGCTACAAAGCCCCTAAACTTTACTCAATACTTCCTAGCAATGGGAGTGGGGATTTTACATTAAATAGAAACACTGTAAGCACAAGAGTTCGAAAAGATGGACTTATAGAGACCGTTTCGGTTGATGTTCCTTGTTTAGATTGGTTAAACAGTGATTGTCCAAGTTTAAATATAGAGCCATTAAGAACTAATAGGCAAATTAGGTCAGAGGAAATAGACAATGCAGCTTGGGTAAAAAGATTTACAACTGTTACCGCTAATCAAGTAATATCGCCAACTGGCGAATTAAATGCAGATAAATTAATTAGAACTTCTACAAGTGGGAATTATATTAGTGATTCCTCGACTAAGTCATCATCTTCTCAATTAGATATAACAACGTCTGTTTTTGTTAAACAAGGAGAGGGAGATTTTTTTGCTTTTCGTTCACAAGGCAGCTACCCTAATAGAGGCGAAGCTATTTACCAATTTAGCACTAACACACTTACATTAAGTGTTGCTGGTAGTAATTATACAGTAGTTAATTCAAGTGTAGAAAATTATGGTAATGGTTGGCACAGATTATCTGCTACATTTAATACAGATGCTGCTTCATACGTATCAACTTATTTTAGTCCAAGAGCTACTAGCGGTTTTATAGATAGTACAGATACATCTACAACTGCATTTACTTATGTATGGGGAATACAAGTTGAGGAGGGGAACTCTGTATCAAGCTATATAAAAACAACAAGTGCTGCAGTAACAAGAGAGGCTAGTGTTTGTGTTGTTACAACTCCAAGTGGGGTAACACAAATAGTAGAAACATTTTTAGACGATACAACAAATACAATAACGAGCATACCAACAACTTACACAATAAGTAGCGGTAAGGTTAAAAAAGTAATAATGACATAATATGATTTACAAAAAAAATTTACAGAGTCATAGGTAATAAAACTTACAACAATATAAAAAAATATTTATGAAAATTGGTAAGTACGAATTTAAAGATAAAGAGACAGCAGAAGCTAAAATAAAAGGATTAGGCACATCAATAGACGAAAACGGAAATGAATATCCTACACACCCTCATACTGTTGTAAAGCTAGGACGTATCACATTAGTAAAAGCTGAGTACGACGAACAAGGAAAAGAGATAAAAGCGGCTGTTTTAAGCGATAAATATCATTTAGATGTGTTATTTAAAGGTATTGATAATCATCCTTACGGTTGGAAGTCAAGTGCTGTAGGTAATATAGATAATAACGGAGTTCACTCTTTTTATGGAGTTGATTATTTAACACATAAATTCTAATGGTTAGAGGTTTAAGGTATTTGGCCGATAAAATAGAAATAGTCCAATTTTTCTGTATAGTCAAATGGAATAGGTTTTTAGAAAGTATTAAATTATGAATATACAAGATTTGAAAATAGGCATATTAAACGCTATTTCTTTAGGTATTAGTTTTACTCACGTAGAAAACAGTTTAAAGGTTATATTATTACTTTTGTCAATAGGATATACAGCACAAAAGATATACGAAACGCATAAAAAAAAGAATGACTAAAAACTTTAGTATAGGAGAGTTTGAATGTAAATGCGGCTGTATAATGCCAGACGATGTTTTGTACAATATAGTTAAACTTGTAAATCAATTACAGACCATTAGGGATATAATTAAGACACCTATACAAATTAATAGTGCTTATAGATGTGAAGCACATAATAAATCGATTGGTGGTTCTAAAAACTCTCAGCATATACTTGGTAAAGCTGCTGATATTGTTGTTAATGGTTACGATCCTTCACTTGAAATACTACCTTTAATTGAAGAACTAATAAACGAAGGTCAAATACTTCAAGGAGGTTTAGGAGATTATAAGAACTTTACTCATTATGATATTAGAAAAAATAAAGCTCGCTGGTAATGAAAAAAATACTTGAATTTTTAGGCGGTAATGTAATTAAAGAAATTGGCGGTATAATAGACAACCTATTTACTAATGATGAGGAACGTATAAACGCTAAGAACAAGATAATTAAAGTATTAAAGGAAAAAGAACTAGAGCTGCAAAAAATGCAGACTGATATAATTATTGCAGAGGCTAAAGGAAATTGGTTGCAAAGAAGCTGGAGACCTATACTTATGCTTTCTTTTGGGTTTATAGTTATTTATGTAAAGTTTCTAGCGCCTTTGTTTGGGTTTACAATACCGCCTTTAGAGAATGAGTTTTGGAACTTACTACAACTTGGTATTGGGGGTTACGTTGTAGGGCGTTCTGCTGAAAAGATAGCTAAAAGCGTCACATTTAAAAAATAAATTTTTTTATTTAAAATAAAAGATATAACTTTGAGCCATTTATTATTAGAATGTGTTTATAGTTTTCTAATAAATTATATATAAATATATTTCTAAAAATATAGATAAAAAAAAATCTAAATAAATAGATAAGATATCTAAGTTCTATTCAAATGCCAAAAAAGAAAACCTTAAAATATTGGAAAACTAAGATAGATAAGGTATTTCACGAATACATAAGACGAAGGGATGCTGATAATAATACTGGTTATTGTAATTGCATAACTTGTAATAAGCCTATACACTTCACAGAAAGCGATGCTGGACACTTTATATCAAGAGGCAAGCTATCAACTCGCTATGACGCTAGAAACGTTTATAGCCAATGCAGAAAGTGTAATAGGTTTGAATATGGTAGGCAGTACGAATACTCTTTAGCATTAGGAGATCAACTATCAGAAGAATTACTAATAAAGTCAAGGGAAATATGTAAACGTTCAGAAGATGAATGGTTAGATATATTTAATAATTATAATACTAAATTAATAGAATTAAAAAAGCTGCAAAATTTTTAAGTTTAATATATAATACTTATATTTGTTTTAATAATGTTTGTTTTGTTTTGTTTTAAAGAACCTTCCAGAGATGGGGGGTTTTTTTTTGTTTATAATTTGTTTATTAAATATTTTTATATATATTTGTATTAATATTAATTTAAACAAAACATTATGAATTTATTTGAAAGATTAAAAGACAACTACAAAGAAGAGTTAACTAAAAAGAATATTGTGTACCCAGCTTTAGTTGGATATATAGTAGACACTTTAGAAGAAAACACTTATATTAGAAACCTATTATATGGAGATGTAATGGATTTACAGTCATTATTACGAACCGATAGAAGCCCTTACGAACTATTTAACGAGGTTTAATATGACATATTCAGAAGACGTAAAAAGAACATCAAGCCCAGACACAATAGACTACTTAAACGCAAGAATAGAAGCGTTAGAACTAAGGGTAGAATACTTAGAAGCACAAAACGAAATTTTAAATAAACAACAATGAATAAACAAAAACTAAAAGATTTATATAAGAAATATAATCTAACAAAAGAAGACTTTTTTAAGCACCAACATTACACTATTATCACTAGGCAAGGTATAGATAAGATACAAGCCTTAGAACAGATGTCTGTAAACTATGAAGTGATAAGGTGCGAGCCTAACTATGCTGTATTTAAAGCAATAGCATCTAAAGATGATAAACGTATAGAAACTTTCGGTAGTGCTTTCAAAGGAGCTACTTACAAAGATGGTAACACGAACTCTTGGTATGTAGCAGAAATGGCAGAGAAAAGAGCAATGTCAAGAGCTGTTCTTAAGCTTACTGGATTCTATGAATTAGGAGTCTTTGGAGAAGACGAATCCGAATCATTTAAAAAACCTACACAAATAAAAACCCTTTAATATATATAAATATGAGTGCATTAATTAATTTTAGTTTAGATGTGGCGGCATTGCCAAAAGAGAAATTTGTATCAGCAAAAAATGGAAAGGTTTATATAAACCTAACTATGAGCGTAAATGACGAAACAAGATTCGGTAATAATACTGGTATCTATGTAAGCCAAACACAAGAAGAACGTGAGGCTAAAAAGAAAAAAGATTACTTAGGTAATGGGAAAGTCGTTTGGAATAGCGGAACAATTGTAAACGCTGAAAAACAACAACAACCAGAGCCAGTTACTCAAGCAGCAGAGGTAGACGGACTTCCGTTTTAATTTTTTTTTATAACTAAGGGGTCTTAATTGACCCTTTTTTTATACCTTTAAACAAAACAAAAACAAAAACAATATAATGACAGAAGAACAAACAACACATAAAATGCTTATGGAGTTGATAGCTGAGGAGTGTACAATAGACACTTCAGAGGTTATGGACTATCCACCTACTGCTTTAAGCTTTGGGGAATCTACTATACAATCAAAAGGAGGAGAAATTAAATTCCCTATTCCTATTGGAACGTATGGTAATTTCTCGTTTATACAAGCACCGCCAAAAAGTAAAAAAACTTTTTTTGTAAGTCTATTAGCGTCTGTGTATTTAAGTGGTGGTAATAACTTTGGGGGAAGAATTAAAGGCCATAGGGAAGGTAGATGTTTAATGCACTTCGATACTGAACAAGGAAGCTGGCACGCACAGAGAGTATTTAAAAGAGTGCAAGATATGAGTATAACTAAAGATGTAGGTTGTTATAAAACCTATGCCTTAAGAACGGTGGGTTATAAAGAACGATTACAATTTATAGAGTACTGTTTAGAAGAAAACAAAGGTAAGAATGGTTTAGTAGTGATAGATGGTGTAGCTGACTTAGTTAGTGATGTAAACAACTTAGAAGAATCTAACTTATGCGTTCAAAAAATAATGCAATTAAGTGCTAGATATGATTGCCACATAATCACAGTAATACATAGTAATTACGGAAGCGATAAGCCAACTGGTCATTTAGGTAGCTTTTTAGAAAAAAAAACTGAAACACAAATACAATTAGAATTAAACACAACTAATAAAGAGTGGGTTACGGTAAGCTGTAAAAGAAGTAGGGGATATTCCTTTGAAACTTTTAGCTTTAGTATAAATGAGTTCGGATTACCTTTTGTAATTACTGATTATGTATTTGACCCTTTAAGACATTACGTACCTAGAACTTTAAGTAAATCTACACTATGATAGAGTTAAAAATAACAAAAGAAAGCATTGCAGAGGCTAAAAAGTTATATGAGTTTGGAGTGTTAAACAATAGCTATACACAAGGCCAAGGGAATAAATGCGGTGCTTTAGGCGAGGTCTTAGTAAGACAGTATTACAACGCTATTCAAGAAAATACTTATGACTATGATTTAATTATAAAAAATAAAAAGATAGACGTAAAAACCAAAAGATTTAATGCAAGATTAACGCCAACAATGAAATGGACTGCTGGTCTTTTTGATTTTAATACTAAACAAAAATGTAATTACTATTGCTTTGTTGGTATGGCTGATGATTATAAGAGAGCTTATATATATGGTTTTATTGGAAAACATAAATTTTACAATACTGCAATATTTAGAAAAAAAGGAGATATTGACCCAAACGGATGCAGCAAGTGGACGTTCAGAGCAGACAGTTACAGTACTACAATATCTGAATTAGACTTTAATTTAAAATAAAATGAAATCATTAGTAGAACTAGCTTACGACAAACACAAAGATTGGATAAATATAGTCAAATCATTCGGTGCTAATAAAAACTATGCTGAGGATATTGTCCAGGAAATGTATATCCAGCTTATTTGCGATATAAAAAAAGGGCTTGACCTTTCTTACAATCAAGACATTAACACTTACTACTGTTATAAAGTACTTAGGGGGATATATTTAAACACCCATAAGAAAGAAGCTAAGTTCCTTAAAACTTATATAGAAGACATTAACGGAGAGATAAAAGAAGTTGAAGACTTAGGGATAGACGAAGTAGAATATGCTAAACAAAAAGATAACATAGATGAAATACTAAAAGATATGTACTGGTACGACTCTAAGGTATTTAGTTTAGTAGCTTCCGGTAAGTCTGTAGCATCACTAAGCAGAGACACTAAGATAAGTTATTATAGCTTATATAACACTTATAGAACTGCACTTAAAAATATTAAAGATAAATTATGAGATTAGGAGATTTAGTATATTACTTTACTTACTACACTGGTATAAGGTATATATGGAAAAAAATAAATCCAGACTGTGGCTGTGATAAGCGAAGGGATGAGTGGAACGATATTAATATAGACTTATGGAAATAGAACACCGCGAACAATGGAAGCAGTTTAAAGCTGATGTTAAAGGAAAGCTAACTCAAGAACAATATAAGCTTTTATGTAAACTTCATTCCATATATTATAAACACAAGTATCACGAGCCTTGTAGCTGCAACCCAAAAAGATTAGTTCAATGGATTAATGAAATAAACAAGGTTTATGACAAAAATTAAAGATATACATAAGTGGGAGCGATCAGTAATAACATTGCTAAACTTAGATGGTTGGAAGTTAAACCATACTGGAGAGGGCAGTCAGAGCTGGGATGCTGAGGGTACAACTCCAAAACATCAAGAATGTGTTATAGAAATGAAATTTAGAAATAAATACTATGAGACTAAGATAATAGAAAAAGATAAGTTTGATAGATTAATAAACACTGGTAAGGTAGCTCTGTATTTTGTTAATGACCCCAAAGGAAATTATATGTTTTGGCTTAATAATCTAAAAGACTTAGAAATTAAAAATATGTATTGCCCAAGCACTACCCTTTGGAACAGTAAGAAAGTATATAAGCCTTGTTATTTGCTTAAAGAAAGCGATGCAGCTATAATAAATATAAACGAAAAAGACACTGAGCTAGGAATATGGGATAGTTATTTTAAGGTTAAAGAATAAAATACTTTGTTTATAATTTGTTTATAAGTATAATTAGTTTTATATTGCGGTATATTAATAAAACAAAAACAAAATGCGAACACAACTAACAGACTTAAATTTAGAGTTAAAAAGAATTAACAGAACGTTACGCTTTCCAGATAATATTCCAGAAGACGTTTTAAAAAGATTGTTAGAAAGAAAAGAATATATAAATAGTATAATAATAAACATACAATAAAATGAAAACAAGATTGATGACTAATAAAAACAGAAGTTCTTTTAGGCTTGATGTAATACAACATAATAATTTAAAACAATTTCATTTCAACAACAAAAAAGAAGCCTTACAATATCAAAAAGAATTAACTAATAAATAAACAACAGCGCGCGCATGCGCGCTTTAAATATTAATAAAATGAAAAAAACAAAAACGGGATTACACATTGACGTTAAAGGTAAGCGAATTGAGGTTTACACTAAAAAAGAGTTAGAAAAGCTAGAACAAGAAGCTCAGACTAAGTTAGATTTACTTATTGTTTTTTCTTTATCTATTTTATTATTATCTATTGGGGTTGTAATAGGGATGTCAATATAATGACTTTACTACAAAGACAGTCTTATGTATTATGGTTTAACTTTATATCCGATAGGGTTATTAAGTGGTCAGACGCAAAGCCAAAGAATAAAGACCTTAAACACTTTATACAAGGGGTTAGCGAGATAGGTCAATATGTTAACCAGCTTAATATAGAAAATAAAGTACTTGAACAAAAAGTAAGCGCTATAAGAGATAGTAAGAACCAAACTATATTAGAGCTAAACAAACAAATAGAAGACTTAGAAAACAAATTAAAAAAATATAATATATGAATTACTTCGACACCTACATAGATGAACCAGATGAGTTAACGGAGTGTAGAACTTGTGGAACGGAAACTAACAGAGATACTTATTGCTCTAAAAATTGCTACAACTATGACACAGAATAAAATAAAACTATTAGACGGAAAGCATTACGATAGAGCTGAACTGCTTAAGCGTATGGAGGATGACACTTTTTACTATGGAGAACTAAACAAGTTAGCCCTTAGTAGCAGCAGTCTTAAACAGCTTCTATCAAGCCCTAAGACATATAACTTTAGCTTGAAGTATGGCAGCGGGGATAGCGCAGCTTTAAGAGCTGGTGCTTTGTTTCATTGGGCAATTCTTGAGCCAGAGAAGTTTGCCTCTCAAAAGTTTGTAGACGTACAGAGTAGAAACACAAAGAAGTTTAAGGAAGCTGTGGCAGAGTTTGGAACTGTTTACACCGCTAAGGAAAGAAGCGAAACCGAAAGGCTTGTAGATGCGTTCTACCGAAACGAACACGCAAAAGAACTAATCACTAAGGCAGAGTTTGAGATACCAGCAATAGATAACGTATTAGGTATGCCATTCAGAGGTAAGGCTGATGTGTTAGGAGAGAATAGAATTTGCGACATTAAGACTACAACAAATATCAAGGACTTTAGCTGGAGTGCTAATAAGTATGGGTACGATGTACAATGCTATTTATATTGCAACCTATTCAATAAAGAATACAAAGACTTTCAGTTCTTGGTATTAGA